GTGCTTGTGAGTATCCACGTGGGTCAGCGCGACGCCCTTCGACCGCAGCAGCCCAATCTGCGCCTCTGCCTCTGCCTCGATCTCGCCATCCCGCACCCTTCCAGATAGCAAGCGCATCAGAAATCCGCTCAATGTGCGATGAAACCGCCCAGTCCTTCGCTCCACCAGCGAGGAAATTTCCCGCACCGGCAGCATCGGCTCCCCGTCCACGAGAACCACATGGCAGCCCGCGCCCAGCGAGGGCATTGCGCGTGCCATTTCAATCGCTTCATTCGTTGCTCTGGCGTGCGCCATCAGCGTGGTGCTCGTCACCACTCCAGCCGTAAGCAGCTCCGTAATGGCCAGGTTTACACCACCGGTCAGCCCAAAATCATCGGCATTGACGATAAGACGTCCCACCGGCTGAGTTTATCAATCTTGTGCCGTTCGCAGTCAGCCTGTTGCGCTGGTATGATGACAAAAGGCATCGTCGCCTTGCCGCCGAGTGTGGGCGGTTAGCTCAGTTGGTTAGAGCGCCTGCCTTACAAGCAGGATGTCGGGTGTTCGAGTCACCCACTGCCCACCAAGAATCGGTTATCTGCTGAGAAATCAGGAGATAGCCCATGATTTGCCTCGCCTTTCCGGTTAGAACCCCTGCCTATCGCGGGGATCAGAATTGGACCCCACCTTATCACAAAAAACTTGCCTGGCGACTGAAAAAAGTCGGCCAGTGGGCATTCGATGTACTCATCGGTTGCCATCACAAGCGCGTTACGCTGCCCTATCAGGACCGCCAAACCTGCCTCGACTGCGGCTCCTGGCGTCACTACGTTCCAAATTCAAGCCTCTCTAAGCCTGATGAGCCCATGTTTATCGGGCGCTGGAAAAAAGCGGACCTCCCCGCTTCCACTTCTCTATGGGAATCCAAGCCCGAGAATGTTCTGGAATTTCCAGCCAGTGTGAGCCACTGCATGGAATGCCAGTGGTCCATCAAAGGCCTGTGCGCCGTACCGAATGCCGCTCTTTGCGATCTGGAGAGCGGAAAGGCGGTGCAGGCATGAGAACACTTCGCCAAAAGTCCAATCTTTACGCGCGGCATGACTTCGATAAGCAAAACATTCTTATCGCAGAGCGCGCCCTTGAACAGTCTGCCTGGGGCCGCGGTATCTACATCCCAGGAAGAGTTGTCCCGGCAGCGCGACCCGCACAGATCAAGGCCGGTGCACGGAAGCTCTACGACGTGATTCGCGCCAATGCACGCCGTGAGCAGAAAAAGGCGGCGCAGGCATGAGAACCCCTCACACCCGCACGGCCCTCGGCCACAACCCTCTCCAGAGCGATCTGCTCCCCAACCTGGCTGACGCACCCGCGTTCTTTGGTGAGTCATTCAGCCAGGAGCCGGACGGGAAACGCCTCACGAGCCAACTCCAGAGCGTCGAGGCCGTCATGGCTGATGGCTACTGGCGCACACTCCCCAACATCTCCACCGAACTCCGGCGTCGCTACCCTGGCAGCCGGTACGCCGAAACCTCGATCAGTGCTCGTCTGCGCGATATGCGCCGCCGGGGCTGGCAGGTTGAGCACGAACGCATTCGCCCTCGCAGCGGACTCTATCAGTACCGTGCACGAAAGCTGGAGGTGGCCCGTGAAGCTGCCTAACCAACGCATCGAAAAAGCTGTCGGCTCAGATCCGTTCACATTCATAAATGACGGCCTTGGCTACGGGCCAGAAAAAGGAAGGCTGTTCGCCACCGATGGCCACATCATTGTGCTCGTACCGAGCGTGGCAGAGCCCAAAGAAGTTTCGGGGTACATTCCCGTCGCCGCCGTCAAGAAAATGCGCGCCCAGGGCTCCAAACATCCAGGAACGCTGAAAGCCTACAAATCCTGCCTGCTGCGGTCGGAAGACGGATCAACCATCACGACAATTCGCAGATCAACGCGGAAGTTGCCGGACGTTGATTGTGTCACAAAAGACGCCGGCTACACGGGCGTTCCAGATTTCACGCTCGATGCCAACCTCTTGATTTTGTTGGCAGAAACCATGCGCGTCGGCAAGATGCCTGCGGCCCTCAATTTCTACATCGATCACACGCACAAGCCAGAGGAAGGCAAAGCGCTTCTTGTGTCCACTGACGAATCAGATGGCCCCGTGGCCCTCATCATGCCGATGCGATCCCAAAAAAAAGAGACGACAGCAGAGTCAGCGATGGCGCGTGTCTCGCTTCCATTCCACAACTCCACCAAGGCTCCAAAGCCGGAACCGGAGGCCGCGGAATGAGTACGCTTTTTAGCATCAAAGCTCGACGCTTGGAACGCACGCAATACACTTTTATCCGCACGTTTACCGGCCGGAAGTTTTGGCCGCTTAATCCAGAGCCTGACGAACTGGATATAAGAGACATCGCCCACGCTCTATCCATGGTTTGCCGTTTCACCGGGCATGTGAAGCGCTTTTACAGCGTTGCCGACCATTCCCTGCGGGTCAGTAAGCTGGCCGAAAAGATGGCATTGAGAGGATATTGCCTCTCGTTTTCATATCTGCGCACTACTTCCGCTCGCGAAATGGCCCTTTGGGGCTTGATGCATGATGCCTCAGAAGCCTATCTCTGCGATATTCCAAGCCCCATCAAGCACGCGTCCGGACTGGGAGAACTCTACCGGGAATATGAACGCCGGCTTATGAACGTAATCGCCGAGCGGTATGAACTGGGAATTATCGAGCCGCTGATTGTAAAGAAGGCAGACCGCATCCTCTTAAACACAGAAATGCGTGATCTCATGGAGAACGCAGATTTTGGCGGAGAGACTTTGCCGGATGAGATAACTCCGCTTATCCCGGAACATGCTGAGGCCTTGTTCTTGCGCCGCTTTGAAGCGCTTACCGTGGCGCGCAAAGCCTAACGCGCAGCAGATGAGGCCGACCTGTGATCGACGCCTTTGATGTATTTGCCGTCATCGTTTTCATTGCGGCGTTTGCGTTTGGTCCCATAGGCGTTATCTGTGTTGTTGCGCGCATCAGCAAATGCCTCAAGCGACGAAGGCAAAGCACCACGCTGCCTTATGTGCGTTCAGAGGCGATAAGTCCCGAGGCTCAGCGTGAGGTTGATGAGCTGGAACATCTTCTGACCTTGTAGCCCGTTCATATCTTCACTTCTTCGGAGAGCAAATGTCTATCCATGTCGATTTGAAAATTTGTGAGGCGTGCGGAACGCTCTACTACCGCGCCAAAGACGCATCCAGCGTCTATTGCGCCGGATGCGCATCGATGCTCCGCAACTTCCCAACGCCGGAAAGCCGCAAACGCCGCGGCCGGAAGGCAGGGTCTTCTACGCGCGCATTGTCTTATGCCCGTCCTAACAATGTTGGAGGCACGCGATGAGCAATGCGCAGAACGTGCCCGAACTCGATCTCTACTTCTACAGGTTACAAACGCACGGGATGTTGCGGCGCTATTTCTATACCTCGCTTCAGACGAGCCGGGTGGCGTCTTCACTGGCCGATCCGATTGGACGCGGCTGGGTTTCAAGCCAGCCGATTCGCACCTTTGAAGATGCCGTGATTTTCGTTCACGACATGGAGCGGTGCCTGCGGCGTTTGAACTCCCTGGATCGAGACATCCTGAACCGCGTTGTTATTCAGGAGTACACACATGCCGAGGCGGCCAGTCTGCTCGGCATGAGCGTACGCATAATCTCGTATAAGTTGCCGATTGCACTGGACCGCTTCACCACGTTGCTGCTCAATGCCGGATTGTTGATTCTTCCAGAGCCGGAAAAAACAAAGTAGCTCAACACTCAACACTCAATTCATGAAAGGAACCGATGAACTCCGCAAAAGAAAAATCGGAAGCCGCTCCATTAAAAGCGGCGATCACACTCGCTAATCTCAAGCACACCCTGAAAGTGGTTGGGATGGCGATTGAGCGCAAAACGACGATACCTATCCTGTCATGCGTGCGCATGGAGCAGCTAGCTGCCGGCCTGGCTATCGAAGCAACGGATTTGGATACCTCTATTCGCGCCATCATGGTCTCAGAGCCACACGGACCGAAGCTCCCCATCGTAATGCCCGCCGAGCACTTCATGGAGTGGACAAAGCTGCTCGATGGCGATGAAGTGAAGATCAGCGCCACAGATCGGCGGGCCACTTTGCAATGTGGCCGCGCCCGCGCCGTGCTGCCTGTACTGAATGCCGCGCAGTGGCCATGTACCGGCGAGGCATTCGAGATGGCTGGAACTACAGCCATCTCGTTTACTCAGGGGAGTTTTGCGCGGGCTCTCCGCTTTGCGCTGATTTCGATGAGCACGGAAGAGTCGAGGTACGTCATCAATGGAATTCTGCTGGAGGGAGACGGGCAATATCTGCGCATGGTTTCAACCAACGGCCATTGCTTGATGAAGTACACCCTTCCCTGCGAGCAGAAAATCAAGCTGCTGTTGCCCGCGCCGCTCATTAAAAATCTGCTGCCCTTATTGGTGGACGAAGACGGCGGAGTCGATCTTTCCTTTAACAAGACTGCGATCCTAGCCACCGTCAAAATCAACGAGACGAGGTTTTTTATCTCAGCGCATGTACTCTCCGGTGCGTTCCCGTCTTATGACAAAGTGGTGCCGTCCGACCCTCGGCTGGAAGTCACCGCCAATGCCAGCGATCTGCTGGCCAGCCTGGAGCGCTGCCTATTGCTGAGCGATGAGAACTCAGGCTGTATCCGCCTCACGTTCGATAAGCAAATCACGATCGATGCATCGAGCGCCATGGGCGGGGAGGCACGTGAAACGGTGGATTGCCAGGGATGCCCGGAAAATCCGCTGACTATCGGCGTGAACGGCGAGTTCCTGATCAACCTGGTCAAAAAGCTGGACGGCGAAGTCCGCATCGCTCTTCCGCCAGACAATACAAAGCCGCTGTTATTCAAGGCCGCACCGCACGAAGACGAGACGTTGGGCTATGTGGTCATGCCCATGAGGTTTTAAGCCATGGGCAAGCGTTGGACGCCGGAGGGTGTAGCAAGCCTCCGGCGATTGGATGGGACGGTTACAGACTACGCATTGGCGAAGCTGCTGGGGCGTTCATGTTACTCGATTGTCAACAAGAAAAAAGAGCTGAGATACGCAGAGAATTCGCATGGTGAAATCACACCGGTGCAGCGTTACGCACGGCTCTATGCGGTTTCACACACGGTTGTGGAGATGGTTGGCGTGAAGAATCTCGATCTGATGGATGAGGAGCACAGGAGAAAGACGCTTTGGAAGATGTCCAAGCGGTTTTCTTCCAATTCAAAAAAAGACGAGACTGCGGCGCGGATAGAACGCATGATGCAGCTCTCTGAAAGGTGTGGTTGATGGCTCTCAGGGCAGTACCAGATCATCCAAAGTTCGCAGACCTGAAGGCTAGGCTGAACCGCCCGAAATACGTAGCCCTGGGTTGTTTGGAGGCTATCTGGCATTTCTGCGGCCGCTTCACGCCACAAGGCAACATCGGAAAATATTCGAACCAAGCCATTGAGGCTTGGGTGGAGTGGGACGGCGAGCCAGGTGCGCTGATTGCAGCGCTTGTCGAAGCGAGGTGGTTGGATACCGATCCAGACCATCGGCTGATTGTGCATGACTGGAACGAGTATGCAGATTCGATGGTTCACACCGATCTGGCGCGGCATTGTTTGCTGTTTGCCAACGGCGCTGTACCGGAATCCCGTCGGCTCAATCAGAGTGAAAGGGAACGTTTCAAAGCATGGCTGGCGGAAGAAAAGATCGAAACACGGAAAGCTGGACGACCCTCGAAAATGCAGACGAAATGCAGACTTAATGCAGACACTCTGCAAGGAAATGCAGACTATCTGCTTAAAGTTGCAGACTGTCTGCCTGAACTCGCAGCCAAAATGACGAAGCCAGAGCCAGAGCCAGAGCCAGAGCCAGAGCCAGAGCCAAAAACCGCCGCGAAGGACAAGCCTTCGCAGTTTGTTTTGCCGGAGTGGATCTCCAAGGACGTTTGGTCGGACTTTGAGGAAATGCGCCGGAAGATAAGGGCTCCGCTCACAGACCGCGCCCGCAAGAACATCGTGGCTGAACTTGTCCGGCTGGAAGCGATGGGGCAGCACGCCGAAGATGTTCTCAACCGGAGCATCACGAACAGTTGGCGCGACGTTTATCCGCTCAAGGAAAACGCAGGACGCCAGAACGAGGAAGTCCATGGAGCATGTAAGCCTAGTCCAGCTAAACAACGCGTTGACGGCAACCTCGCCGCGCTCGCCCAGGCGATTGAGCGACGCGGACTGGATGGAGATGGCTCTGCTCGTAAAGCAGACAGCCAAACGATACCCGAATCAAGACATGACGGAATCGATGGAGGGGTATCTGCAGGACTTCGAGCAAGTGGCCCTGAAATACTCTCTCCCGCGGTTCCGCGAAGCGCTGGCAGCTCTGCGCATCAAGCCCGGGCAGGGATTCTTTCCACGGCCTGATGAGGTGGCAGCGGAGATTGAGGCAGGCAAGGATGCGCGGTGCCTGGCGCTCGAAAGAGAAAGCCAAGCTCGGCGTCGGGCAGCGGAGATTGATGAGTTTTGGCAGTGGGTTGCTGAACGGGTTCAATTCATGGGCGAAACAGAGCAGGAAATTCTGGACAGGTTTCCCAGTTACAAGGGCACGAAACCGAGGGTGAGATGAAAGAAAGACTGTTGGAGATTTTGCAACATGCACTTGGAGTAGATCGGTACGGCAGAGGCGAGCAATATCGCAATTACTTTGTTGCCGGGGGAGATATCGCCACCTCCTGCCGTGAGTTGGTTGCGCTTGGTTTCATGATCGAGCATCCTGCCAGTGAACTCACAGGCGGCGATCCATGCTTCTGTGTTACTGACGCTGGAAAGAAGGCAATGACCGCCGAAAGTCCACAACCACCCAAGTTGACGCGAAGCCAGCAAAGATACCAACGGTTCCTGGATGCCGACTGCGGAAAACCCTTCAAAGAGTGGCTGAAATCTCCATACGGAGCGAGGTAAGCAATGGAGCAGCAATCCAAGTTAGACGTAAGCAAGTGGCAGGCGTCCAGGCGGCAATGGAACTACACCCCGGTGCTTTGGTTTTACTACCGGATGATCGAGGTTGCGTTTCTGGACGCGCGCAGCAAAGACGGTGATCGGCCCACGGATGAGGCTCTGCTGGCGCGGGATTGGATTGCACGCTCCGAGTCTGTGCCGCCGCCGGCACCACGGGAGTATGTGAGCTTCCCGGAGTGCTGCCAGATGCTTGGGCTCAAGCCGGACGTTGAACGAGTGGCCCTGTTGGAGATGATCGACGCGGCTGTTGACTGTGATGATGATGAGGCGTGGGCGCGCCTTGAAGTGCTGAGAGAGAGCGAGCCTACAGACGATGCGGAGTCGCTGTTTGATGCTCCGCGGATTGTGCCGGCACTCGATCAGATGATGCTTTTTGCAGCATGAAAAAGGAGAACCATGGACAGAATTAGCAAGGAAATTGAAATGCGCCGCTCAATCAGAATCTTTGCGGTGAACGATTATGAGTGGTGGGCGGGTGAGTCGGAAACGGCTGTCATCGCTGAAATGTGCAAACAATTGGATTGCGCCGACAAGTCCGAACTGCTCAGAGAAGAGTACATCTTTGATGACGGAATAGTTGGGTTAAGTGAAGGCCGCATTCAGCAGCTCATCTATCACGATGACGATGACGTAAACGGGGAAGTGGTCAAGCGGACTTTCCGTGAACAGCTCGACCGGATGATTCTTGCCGGCCAGGCGTTCCCCTGCCTGTTTGCCACCACAGAGGATTGAGCATGATTCTGACTTTTCAATGTGAATTTGGCCAGCCGCTTGCTCTCCATTTAAGTGAGAGGTTTGGCCCACGCGTTGAGGCGCAAAGTCTTGACTTTCTCAACTGTGCGCCTATCGAGTGGAGGATCACTCCGGACGATTGGCGACTAGGTGTGCGCTCTGGCGTGAGCCAATACCTCGCCACGTTCCATGATCTTCAACGACCAGTGTTGGGCGGAACGCGTGGCATCTCTGTTGCAGATGCCACGCTCGAAACCTACGGCATCGGCGCGGCCATAGTTCATATCTATCTGCGGCCGGGAACCTACCCGGAAACGGGATGCTTCGGCGGTGAGTGATGCGTAATCTCGTGTTGCATTTGAAGTCTTGCTATTTCCGAGAAATTAAAGAGGGAAGAAAGCGGTTTGAATACCGGCTCGTGAAGCCGTATTGGCAAAAACGCCTCGTGGGCCGGACTTATGACCGCGTGGTCTTTTGGGACGCGTACAAACCGCACAGTCCTGACACCGTGATCGTTTCAGCTTGGCGAGGGTATGAAATCCAGACCATCCAGCATGAGCACTTTGGGCCTGCTCCAGTGAAGGTGTTTGCGATTCGGGTCTATGATGCCGCTCCGCTGATTGATCCAGAGAAAGATAAAGAGGATGAGCGGTTGCTCAGGCGTAACGGTTTAATCCGCTGACAACTAAGCAATGCCACACAGGCCCGGCTCCGGCTGGGCCTTTTCTTTGCCTTCAAGACGGCAGAGTTGCCGTGATTCGGCTATTTTCTCTACCTAGAAATGGACAGCCCTAGAAAACAATGGCTTTGTTGCGCGGTTTTCGGGTTTGGGTGCGCAATTGGGTACATGGGGAGAAAAACAGGGTTGTCGGTGGCCAAGATTCGCGCACTTGAGCCAAAACAGGCTCGGTATACGGTCACTGACGGCGGCGGCCTCGGTTTGGAGGTGCAGCCAAGTGGCTTGAAGAGCTGGCGCTTGCGCTACAGACTCCGTGGACGGCCTGGGAAGATCAACCTGGGCCGTTTCCCTGTCCTAAGCCTTGCGGATGCGCGACAAAGGCGCGACGTGCTTTTGTCGGCCATCTCTAGCGGAACGTCTCCAGCCGAACAGCGCCGCAAAGAGAAACTTGCGGAAGAGCGAGGCGAAACCGTTAAAGCGTTTGGCGAGAAGTATTTGACCGGGCACGTACAGCGCCGCCGGCGGGATGTTGCGCCCATGCGCCGGTATTTGGAGCGAGACGTGTATCCGGTGATCGGCAATCGGGCTATCGGATCGATCCACACGGACGATGTGCGGGAGCTGATCTTCAAGCGCGTGGAAGACGGCAAGCCGCAAAGCGCGTTGGCTATTCGTAACTTGCTGAAAAGGTTATGGGATTACGCGCTTGTGCGCGGCGTTGCGGATAAGAATCCGTTGAGCGCGATCCCAGCCAAGTTTGTGGCGGAGATGAGCGAACGCAACCGGGCATTGAAGCCAGGCGAACTCACAGCGTTTCTCAAAGCCCTTGAAATGGCTCGAATTCGCCCCGATCTGAAAGCAGCTTTGTGGTTCATTCTGTTGACGTTGACCCGCAAAGGCGAGGCACGGCGCGCGCGCTGGGATGAGTTCGATTTGGACAAGGCGGAATGGGCTTTGCCGGAAGCGCACAGCAAGACAGACACGCCGCTTGTCGTGCCATTGCCACGGCAAGTGCTTGAGTTGCTGAGAGCACAGCGCCAACGGCATCCGCGTGCAAGCGTTGTGTTTCCCATGCGCGCCGCCGATCACACACCCATTGCAGCCAGCACACTCAACCGTGCCTTGAGCCGTATCCCTGTGAAGATAGAACACTTTACAGTGCATGACTTACGACGCACAGCAGCGACCAACCTGAGTGAGCAAGAGTACAACACCGATGTGATTGAGAAGGCGCTCAATCACAAGCTCAAGGGCGTGCGTGGCGTGTACAACCGCGCCCAATATGCCAGGCAAAGAGCCGAGATGCTGCAAGCCTGGGCCGATTGGCTGGATGAACTGAAAGGTAAGTGATGAAGAAACCACGCATTGCACGAATCGGAGACCATTCACACCCTTGGGTTTGTTGGTGGAATGAGGGATACGGATTCAAATGTGCGTTCACGAGTTGGATTGAAGCGGTATGGTATGCGCTCGAAATCAATCCGGTACGGCTATCGGCCGCCGAATTAGCGCAGTTGCGACGTATGAGAGCACAACAGAGCTAGAGGGCGACTGCGGGTCGGGCATAGCTTGGCACAATCGGCACGGCTCTTGACAGGCCGGAGTAGCCAATCCGTAGTAAGCGGGCTGTGAGGCGTGAGCCAATCCCATCGACCATGCTCCCGAAAGGGCCAGTCGCCACTCTATTGGAGGTTTAACAAGTCACATCTCGATGACATTAAAGTAGTTATAAGCGATCAGTGCGAAGTGTTAGCCGCTCTGCCGCTCGCGGGTCCTTCCCGGCGCTGAGAGCGTTGAGGGTGACGCGCTAGCCCGGATGCGCGCTAGAGCCAGCCTTTTTTTAACTCATTTCCGTTTCCACGCCTATGTCCAAAACAGAAAACCCGAAAAGCTACTCCGCATTGCCTGTTTCGGACGTTGCGGAGTTACTTGGCTTGACCGATAGGCAGGTTCGCAACCTAATCAAAGACAAGGGGTTGCCAGCCAAGAGCGATCCGCGCGGTTTTGTCTTGGATTGGCCCACCACGTTGGAGTGGTATGTGGGCTATCGGAGTGCCCAAAAGGGCGGAAATGGCGGAAATCGGCACCCCGAAAACAGCCCGGACAGTTCCGAAGAGCCGCCCGAGACCTTCGATCAGGCATTTTTGCGGAAAACCAAGGCTGAAGCTGACCTGAAAGAGCTGCAATTGGCCCATGAACAGGCCCAGGTGGTTTCCATTTCAGACTTGGAGAGAGTCCTCGCCGCTGCTAACCGGTCTATCCAGACTCAAATTCTGTCGCTGCCGGCCGGGTTGGCTCCCCAACTCATCGGCATGGATGATCGCCAGCAGATTTACAACCTGATTGACCGGAGCTGCCGGTCGCTTCTGAGCAACCTTGCCAGCATCGACGCTGTGCGTGAGGCCCACACCGCCCAGCCAGAGGCGGAAGAGGAATGAGATATGTCTCGGTCTGTTCCGGAATAGAGGCGGCAACGGTGGCTTGGCGGCCCGTGCTCTTTGCCGAAATTGAAAAGTTTCCCAGCCTTGTGCTGGCACATCGCTACCCAGAGGTTCCCAACGTTGGCGATTTTACGAAGATCGAAAAAAACGAACACGAATCAGTCGATGTTCTTGTTGGCGGAACTCCCTGCCAGGACTTCAGTGTCGCCGGACTCCGAGCGGGATTGGACGGCAAGCGTGGTCAACTCACCGTCGAATTCGCTAAACTTGCTGGCCGCCTGCGGCCCCGCTGGCTGGTGTGGGAGAACGTCCCCGGCGTCCTGTCAATTGACGGCGGAGCCGTGTTTGGAACCCTTCTCGGAATGCTGGGGCAACTCGGGTATGGGTTCGCCTACCGAGTTCTTGACGCTCAATACCTTGGAGTTCCCCAGCGCCGCCGTCGCGTCTTCGTTGTCGGATATCTTGGAGACTGGCGCCGTGCCGCGGCGGTACTTTTTGAGCGCCAAAGCCTGTCGGGGGATACTCCGCCGCGCAGAGAAACGGGGAAAGACGTTGCCCCCACAATTAGCGCGCGCATTAAAGGCGGTGGCGGGCTCGGCACCGACTTTGATTGCGACGGCGGCTTGATTGCTGGCACGTTGTCACCGGGTGCGCATCCCGGCGGATACAACGGTCAGGACGCTTATTCCAACCAATTGATTGCCTTCGGTGGAAACAATACCGCCGGGGCAATTGATATAGCGACTGCTTGCAACGCGCATGGCGGTTCGGGAAGGATGGATTTCGAGAGCGAAACGTTAGTCACCGCGCCTCTGACTCAGAACCCCTATGCGGACAACAAGAGCCGGGAGTCATTGCTGGTCACTCACGCGCTCCGCGCGGATGGTTTTGATGCCAGCGAGGATGGTACTGGACGCGGTACGCCACTTGTGCCTGTGGCCTCCGCTGTGCGCCGCCTGACACCCCGCGAGTGCGAACGCCTTCAGGGCTTCCCGGACGATTACACGCTTATCTCTCCTAAAACTGCCGATGGTCCGCGCTATAAGGCTCTCGGCAATAGCATGGCTGTGCCAGTTATGCGGTGGATCGGTGAGCGCATTGCTATGGCGGATGCTCTATGATCGCCCGCCCCCCCTATCAAACCAGCTCCGAAGGCCTGGCCGCGCTCGACCGCACCTTTAAGGCGTCGCACAAGATGTTCCTGCCGCCCGACCCGCTTTCGCTTTCCGAGTGGGCTGACCGCTACGCCTACATCCCCAAGGAATCATCGGCGTCTCCCGGCAAGTTCCACACCTCCACGCTGGAGTATCAGCGCGGCATGATGGACGCCATCACCGATCAGAATATTGAGACGATTGTCCTCATGCTGGCCGCGCAGTCCGGCAAAACGCAAGCCGCCGTGCTCAATACCATTGGCTATTACAGCCATTGGGAGCCGTCGCCGATCCTGTGCGTACAGCCCAGCCTTGCCGAGGCGGAAAAGTTCTCGAAAAACCGCGTCGCCAAGATGATTCGAGACACGCCCGTTTTGCGTAATCTCTTTCCCTCGCCGCGCTCGCGGGACTCCGGCAATACCCTGCTCAACAAGGAATTTCCCGGCGGCATTCTGGTCCTTGTCGGCGCCAATGCCCCAGTTGGCCTGCGCGGGCTCCCCGCGCGCGTCATCCTCATGGATGAGGTGGATGGTTATGAGGCATCGGCCGGCACGGAAGGCGATCCGGTTGACCTGGCCAAAAAGCGCGCAACGAAATTCTGGAACCGCAAAATCGTTCTGATTTCCACGCCGCACATCAAATACCTCTCCCGCATTGAGGCTGCATATAATTCCAGCGACAAGCGGCGCTATTACGTTCCATGCCCGCACTGCGGAGAGATGCAGCAGCTCGAATGGAAGCACCTCATTTTCAAAACGGAGCCGGTCGAGAACTCCCGTCCGCGCGTGCTGTGGTATCACTACGTCTGTATCAACGGCTGCATCATCGAAGAGCGTTCCAAGCATGAGATGATCCGCCGCGGCGAGTGGCGCGCCACAGCCAAGAGCCATGACGGCAAGACGGCTGGCTTCCAGCTCAACGCGCTTTATGGCGTCGTTGATTGGCTGGATCTTATCCGTGAATGGCTGGAGGCGCAGACCTCTCTCGAACGCATGAAGGTTTTTGTTAATACAAACCTCGCGGAAACATGGGAAATACGCGGCACCGGTGCGAACACAACGGAATTGGAAAAGCGCCCGCGCTTCAAGCGTGAGATATTGCCCTCCGGCGTCCTTTGGCTCACCGCCGGTGTCGATACGCAGGATGATCGCCTGGAGTGCAGCCTCTATGGCTGGGGCCTTGATGATGAGCGCTGGGCCATCGAGCACAAAGTCTTCAAGGGCGATCCATCTTTGCCGGATGCGGACGCGGCCAGCCCGTGGGCCGCTCTTCGCGAATATCTGTTGGAAGAGTGGGAACATGCGCTCGGTGTGACCATGCGCATTGCCGCCGTGTTGATCGATTCTGGCGGCCATCACACCGAGCGGGTGTACGAATTCACGCGCAAGCATGAGGCGCGGCGCTGGCACGCCATTGTGGGCCGCGCTGGCATCGGCCGTCCGCTACTCAGTTCCGGCAGTCGCGTCGGCCCGTACAAAACGCTGCTTTACATCGTCGGCGTTGACACCGCCAAGGAAGATATTTTCACTTCGTTTCGCGTGGATAAAATTGGTTCAGGCTATTGCCACTTCAGTGATGGATTGGAGCCAGAATTCTTCCGCCAGGTGACGGCGGAAAAACTCGTAAAAAACACCGAAAATTTCCAAACCACAATGCACTGGGTTAAAACATCCGAGCGCAATGAGGCGCTGGATTGCGCCGTCTATGCCCGCGCCGCCGTGAGTGTGCGCCGCCCGAACTTCCGCAAGTTGGCGCGTAGCCTTTTCCGCATGACAGAAAAACTCCGCCATGAACGCGAGGCCGCCGGCCAGCCCATGCCTAAGTCGGAAGACGAAATGATCGGCTCCGCGCCGGTTGACCATCTTGTTGACGCTAACAAAATGGTCCAGGCCGTTGATGCGACCGTCAAGGATGCGTTATCCGCTCCAACAAAGCCCAAGCCCGCGCGTCCAAAACGCAAACGCCCCAGCATTGCTGCTCAACTTCGCAGTCTCAACCGCTTGGGCTGAGAAATATATTCTTGACTTTTATGTATTTGTTTCGTACGATACAAACAAGAAAGCGGAAAAGGCATGAAAGAGAAAATCACATCTCAGCAGTACCTGGACTTTCAGGCGGCTTTTGATTTCTTCAACGATCAGCTTTTCGCGGGCGGCCTTCCGCAAGTGCTGGTCACTTTGCAGCGCCATGCCAAGGCGCGCGGCTACTTCGCGCCGGAGCGCTTTCACGGGCGTGGCAACAAAACTACGGTCCATGAAATCGCGCTCAACCCGGATTGTTTCTGCGATGAAACAGACGAGCGCATCCTTTCCACGCTGGCGCATGAGATGGCTCACCTGTGGCAGCGCGTCTCTGGCCATACGCCGCGCAGCGGTTACCATGATCGCGAGTGGGCGGCGAAGATGAAAGAGATTGGCTTGCAGCCCACTACCACCGGGCAGCCTGGCGGAAAAGAGACAGGCCAATCTATGACGCACTTTGTGATGAAAAATGGACGGTACGCCCGCGTCTATGTCAAACTCGCAAAACAGGGGCTCAAACTCAAGTGGGAGTCGCCCGCGCCGCTGGCGGCGGAAGCCAAGGCTAAAACTGAGAGCAAAACAAAATACACCTGCCCGGAGTGCGCGCAGAATGCCTGGGCCAAACCTGACGCCGTGCTGATCTGCGGTGTATGTTTTGAGGACAATCCTCGCGAACCGCAAATCATGCTTGCCAACGCATAGGCTGCCGAACACGGCCTTGTTTTCCGTAAATACTGTAAATACTATCTAAATTCGCGTTAAATTGGCTTTTACGCCCATAACTCAACTATGGGCAACCTGAAAAATCGATCCACGCCAATTCCGCAATTCGACGCGCCAGACGTGCCGATTGAACCAACCCAGCTTCGGCAGGGCGACACATGGAACTGGGAGCGTGCGTTCCCGGACTATCCCAGCAACCTGTACCAGCTCAAGTACGTGTTCAATAGCTCCGCCAGCCGCTTTGTGCTGGACGGCACGCTGGCAACTAACCCGCCCATCACGTCTGACACAGACGGCCAGACTTTTGATATCCAAGCCCCGAGCACGTTGACTGCGACCTGCCAGCCTGACACCTATCAGCTTGTGGCAATCCTTATTGGCATCGCGGACACCACGGCAGCCGGGGAGCAGGTCACCATGCCTCTACAGGACGTGCTGGTCGAGGCCAATCTGGCCACGGCCACCGGTCCCGTGGACACGCGCAGCTTCGTCAAAAAGCGCCTGGACATGATCGAGGACTGTATCAACGGAGACACAAGGCCGGACGTACAGGAATACATGATCAATGGCCGCCAACTCAAAAAAATTCCTCCGGCAGAGTTGGAAAAACTGCGCGTTCACTACAAAAGCAAATACCGGGCCGAGTTGCGCGCACAGGGCGAGTACGCCGGTCGCCGCGTAATTGGATTCCGCTTTAGACCCACGTGCTAGGAGGCGCCATGGCAACTGTTCATCATACGAGTTATCTCTCCCGCGCCTTCCGCGCCGTATCCAACGGCATTGCGGCGGCCAGGCGCACGCTTACCTCTGATTCCACCTTGGCTCAACTCGGCGGCTCCAGCGGCTTGCAGGGTTTCAATGCAGCCAAAATGGGCCGCCTCACCATGGATTGGCCCACGGCGTCGCGTTCCGCCGATCAGGATTTGCTGGTTGACCTGCGCCGTCTTCGCGCCCGCGCGCGGAATCAGGCCATCAATAGCCCGATTGCCGGTAAGTTCCTAAGCATGGTGCGCTCGAACGTTGCAGGACAGAACGGCGTGCGGCTAACCTTCAAGGTTCCGCAAGTCCGCCAGCGCAAAACGAAAAACGGAATCCCGCTGGATGAGGCGGCCAACGCCGAGTTACGCCGTGCGTGGCATGAGTGGGGGAAAAAGGGCTCATGCACCGTCTGTGGTCGCTACTCGTTGCGTGAGGTAGAGCGGCTCATCGTGGAGAATACCGGGCGCGATGGGGAGCAATTTATCCGCAAAGTGTATGTGCCCAAATCCGTCAATCCCTTCGGCTTTCAGATCCAGCTCATTGACGCCGATCAGGTGGACGACACATACAACCTGATGGGCCGCGCGGACGGAACGCAGGTACGCATGGGCGTCGAGGTCGATCAGTATCAGAAACCGCTCGCCTACCACATTTTCAAGGGCAACCCGTACGAAGCCTCGTTCGGCTCATCGCTGCGCACGCGCGTGCCTGCCGATCAGATCATCCATTGGCTGATTGCCCATCGTACCGGCCAGACGCGCGGTTACCCGTGGATGGCCGCGGGCATGAATCAGCTCAATATGCTGGATGGCTACTTTTTAGCGGAGCTGTCCCGCTCTCGCATCAATGCTTCCATGTTGATGTCCATCGAGACAGACAAAGATGCGGACGAGGATGCGGACGAAATTGAGGCCGATGGCATCAACACGGATGGTTCCAAAGCTATCGATCTAGGCTTTGGGAGCGCTCTGGATTTGAGCGGTACCGGTGCGCACTTGCAGGACCACACGCCCAGCAGCCCAAACAACGCATTTGATCCATTCATCAAGCAATCCGGCCGCCTGATCGCTTCCGGGCTCAACGTGCCCTATCACTCGCTCTTCAATGATCTCAGCGGCGTCAATTACAGCTCTGCGCGTATCGGTGAGCTGGAAGTCCGCGATTTTTGGATGGAGTTACAGACCTCGCTCATCGATAACATGCTCGAACCGATTTACGAAGCATGGCTTGGCTCTGCGCTGCTGAATCGCGCAGTTGAGTTGCCGCTTGAAGATCGCAAGCGTTTTACCGGCGAATCGATCAAGTGGGAGCCGCGGCGCTGGCCGTGGATTGATCCGCTCAAAGATGTTCAGGCCAACACACTGCTTGTGCAAAACGGTTTCGACACACACGAGCACATCCTGAACAGCACAGGACATGATCTGGAAGACACGTATGCGTCGTTGGCCCGTGAACAGGAGCTGGCTGACTCACTTGATTTAGCGCTTGGAACGGATATACGAGGCCAGGGGACAAGTGAAATCAATAACTCGGATGAAACGCCGGAAGATGGTGAGCAATCGCCAAAAGAGGATGACGAAAAGCTGCCCGCCCAACAGGCGGTCAAGCCCGCCAAACCTAAAACAAAAACGCCTCATGCGCCAGCAAAGCCAAAAGGCCGCGGGCTTGAACGCGGAATGCATCCGGCCAACGCGGCTATATGGAATTTAACGGAGGATGAAAAATGAAGGCCCTTGCTATCGTGTCGATTTCTTTGTTTCTGGTCTTTGCGGTGGTGATTTGCCTTATTGCACCCATTTAGATCGTCAACCACAAACCCCAACCCGGCCATATGGAATTTAACGGAGGATGAAGAGTGAAACGCACCCTGCTGATTATTACCTTGTTCTTCACGGTCTGCGCGGCCAGCCTCGCGCAGACCGTCACCGTCACCGCCTCGCATTTTGGCGGCACCATTCCATTTACGGGCATCATCTTCTGGCAGCCCACACTGGCCAACGGAACACCGGCTAGTATGCAGATGAGCGGTGGAGGCCAGACCACCACGCAGCCGTTCATGGCGTATGTGTCCAACGGAGTTTTCACGCTCAATGTGCCCGCGACTGATCTGACTAACCCTCAGAATATTTGCTTTCACGTGACAGCGTTATTGAAGGGCGTAAGCATGTTAGGCCCTGGGTACCTGTGCGTGCAGCCGCATTACACGGCTACAAGCACAGGCGACTGGTGCCAAGCGGGTGTATGCAACTTTGATGCGTATATTCCCAACATTCCAGCCCTGGCCACTGAATACAATTTCGCGCAGGTGCAGACAGACTGGAACGCCACAAACGGCCTCGCGGCAATCCTGAATAAGCCCACGCTGGGCACGGCGTCGCTTGCTAATACAACCGACTTCGATGCGGCTGGCACGGCCAGCGCGGAGGCTACACGGGCCGAAGGTGCAGAGGCACTGAACGCAGCTGCTATCTCTACTGAAACCAATAGGGCTGAGGGTGCTGAAGGTCTGGCCTCTAACGCCCTGGGCGCGGAAACCACACGCGCGGAAGCGGCAGAGGCGACGAAAGAGGTCGCAGCCAACAAGGGCGTGCCGAACGGCTACGCGGCGCTAGACTCCAGCGGCCTTGTCCTATCCACCGAAATCCCGCCTATGGCCATCGATCAGACTTGGGTGGTTGGCAGTCAGGCGTTGATGCTTGCGCTTTCCGACGCGGCAAAGGGAGACATTTGCATCCGTACCGATCTGAATGAGACGTTTGTCCTCACCACAAACGACGCCAGTCTGCTTACCAATTGGGTCCAGATTTTAACGCCGCCATCACCCGTCCAGAGTGTCAACGGCATGACCGGGAACGTCACAACCGCGGCGATCCCCGCAGCATCAATCACCAACCCCAGCATGGACGGCACAGCCGCAACGGGTTCGGCCACTACCTATGCCCGTGCCGATCATGTTCACCCGACGGATACCAGCAGGGCTGCTGACTCAGCAGTAGTCCATACCATAGGCAACGAAAGTATCGCTGGAAATAAAACGTTCACAAGCGGCGTTGCAGTTGCCAGTTGGACAGCGCTTCCGCCATCACCCTCGCTGTCGGGCTGGAAACTGGCCGGTCCCCTTGCGAACACGGGAAGCACGTCTTGGGTGCAAGTTGGCTCCGTTACTATTCCTGCCGGGACGCTCAATGCAACGAGTCATTTGGATATAAAGGTCGAGCTGGATGCCTGCACAACCTCGTCGGGTGTTCCGACAGCAGCATGTACCGGGACAGCGAATACAGGAACGTGCACCTACTCTGTGAAATTCGGCACATCGAACACGGGCGGAACTGCGATCATTGCCTCGCCTGGGTCGTTGGCTGCAAGTAGAACGGGAGTATTGCTTGGCGTGATTGAAAAAACATCGGCATCAACGCAAATTGGAAAAGCGACCCAAATTAGTAATTCAACGTATGGGGGACCTCCGCTACAGACCACTATCAGCACGACAGGAACCACCTATCTGAACTTCTACGTACAGAACTCGGTGAACACCGACACTTGCTTCATCGATAGCGCGAGCGTGACGCTGTTCCAGTGATGCGGTGCCTGAACTCTACGTAAATTAAAAAACACACTTTATACGGAAAGGCCGCCAAATTAGCGGCCTTTTTTGTTTCAGGCGCACAACTGAAGTATGAGCACGAAACGTAAGTTGCCATTGCAATATCGCGCGGCTGTGATTGATGCAAAGCCGAAAGAGAACGAGCGGCTATCCGGCCCCGATCCGGGACGGTTCCGCTTTGCCGTCTCCAGTGAAACCCCGTACCTGCGGAACTACTGGGACGGACCGGCGAATGAGATTCTGCAGCACGACAAGAAGAGCATTCGCACGGATCGCCTCGATTCCGGCCAGGTTCCCAACAATTTCAATCACGACCCCAACAAACAGCTCGGCGTTGTTGACAAGCATGAAATCAAGGACGGCCGTCTTTTCGTTGAGGGTCCGTTCAGCCGCTCGGCGTTTGCGCAGGAAAAGCGCCAGGACTACGACGACAAGATTCTTACGTCCGCGTCCGTGGGCTATCGCGTTCACAAGATGGTGCGTACTGAGGATGAAGATAACCCCGATGCGCCCGCTGAATGCCGCGTAACCGATTGGGAGGTGTTAGACGCATCGCTTGTCACCGTGGCCGCCGATCCCACCGTAGGCGTAGGCCGCACCGAATCTGGCACTGAAAATTTCCCGGTTGAAATCGAAACCGTCTTGCGGCGGAGCGCTGTTTCCGCGCCCGCTGCGCCTGGGGTCCCCACGGACAGTTCCACGTCCGAGGGGTTAGCACAACCCGTCATTGTTGTCGAACCGAATCAGGAGAACAGAAACATGGCCGACACGGCTGAGAAAATCGCAGCGGATCTGGAGCTTGCGCGGCGCAATGACATTATGGCCGTTGCGACCGATCCCGATTTCCGCAAGTACATCACCATCGACGAGGCCCAGAAGGCTATTGCCGAAAACATCTCTTCAAATAGTTTTCGTGATACGGTCTCGCGCAAGATTTGCGCGGCCAACGATGTCAGCAAGGTGGGCACTGCGGGTAGCAATCTCTTTTCTGAACTGGATAAGAGCGATCAGAAGCGCTTCAGCGTCTTCCGCCTGGTCCGCTCACTCGTCAATCAGGCGAAATCGGGAACGTTCCCCACCAACTCGTGCGATGCGAGGCTGGAGCGCGAATTCAGTGACGAACTGAAAAAGCGTCTCAAGATCAGCACGCAAGGGCCGCTGATTCCGGATGGTCTGTCTTCCCGCGCCTTGGGAACACAGACGGTTGCTGCTGCTACGGGCCAGCTTGGACTTACCTCCGAAGCCGCCGCCGTGGTCACGTACACCCATCCGGAAGTCATTGAGCTGCTGCGCAACCGTCCGCGCGTTGAGCAGCTTGGCGCACGCCGCATGGGTGGCTTGCAGGGCATCATCCGGCTGCCTCGGCAGTCGTCCGCTGCTACCGCGCAGTGGGTTGGCGAGGGCGCGGCTGTTACGGAAAGCGACCTGAACCTGGATTTCATTTCCGTCACGCCTCATCGTATCTCTGCGCAGACCGCGTGGGATATGGAGTTGCTGGCCGAAACCTCGCCCGATATTGAGGCGCTGGCCCGCGCGGATCAGGATCAGGTAATTCTGCTGGCCCTCGATCTGGCGGCTATCAGTGGAACGGGAGCCAACGCCCAGCCGCTCGGCCTGATGAATACCACCGGCCTTACTCTGCTCTCGCCTTCCGGTACGGCGTTCAGCGACGGTGGAAAGCCGCTCACTTGGGCCGATATCCTGGCTTTCGAGTCCATCACAGCCGCCGCCAACGCGGATGTGGCAACCTCAGCTTGGATGTTCACGCCGGAAGTGCGCAGCCAACTCAAGGCCACGTTGAAGGCTGTTACGGGACTCGCGGGATTCATCTGGTCCGACGGTCCCAAAGACCCGCTGGGAATCGACACGGAAGGTCCTGCGGGCTATCGCGCGGGTGTTACCAATCAACTCACCAAGACGGGAACCAAGTCCGGTGTGACGGGCTCTATCCTGCACACCGCGATCTTCGGCGATTGGAGCCAGTTGATTGTGGCGGACTGGGGTGCGCGGGAAATTGTGGTTGATCCATATACCCAGGCTGCGTCCGGCGCGGTGGTAGTTACTCAGCGCGCGTTGAACGATATCGCCATTCGGCATATCGCCGCCTTCGCCGCCAACCCGTACATCGCCATCAGCTAAGTCAAACCTGTACCTGGGTGCCCCACCCTCGCCGCGTCTTTGTTTTTTTGGCTAGGGTGGGATAACTCACAACTCAATCTTTCATCTCACGAGGGAGAAAATGCTTACATCGAGCAACAAGAATGATCCTATCCAGACTGTGTTGCGCGTCGCCATGGTGGTCGATAAGAAGCCACACGAAAAAGGCGAAGTGGTCGTGTTGTCTCACCGCGATTACGTCTATCTTGCCAATCACAAGCGCGTGGCTGAGGCCACGCCGGAAAACGTCAAAGCTGTTGAAGCTGAGATCGAATCAGAAAAAGAAGCCGCGGAACGCGCCGCACTTCCCACTGATGCCGAACTGCTGCGCGAAGAGAATGCCCGGCTCCGCGCTGAGTTGGCCGCCGCCAAGAAAGGCAAATAGATGTTTGGCGATTCCGATCTTCCGGCCATGTTCGCCGACTTCGGCGCTCCGGTCATCATCGCGGGTGTGACGGTGACCGGCATCATCGATCTGTACACCGATGTCTACGAGCATGGCGGTGGCCCGGGAGCGGTCGGAATCGAGCAATACGTTTTGCATATTCCGAGCGCTGCGATCAGTGCGGCGCCAAGCCCCAAAGACCAAATCGAGGTTCTCGATAGCCCGAATCTGCCGCCGGAATTTGAGCCTGGAATCTACATCGTCAAAGGGTTCCCGAAACGCCACGATCCATCCGTGCTCGACATTGAGTTAAAAGGACCGGTCACTGCATGATAACCAGCTACACCAACCGAATGCTGACTCCTGATCGTGAGGAATGCTATGAGCAAAAGTGTGAATTCCGTAACCCTGCTGGGACATATCGGCCAGCCGCCGGAGAGCAGGGAATTGAAAAGCAAAACACTGCTGACAACAGCGTCGCTGGCGACCAACGAACGCAAGAAAATCGGCGATAAGTGGGAGGATCATACCGAGTGGCACTCCCTCGTGTTCTACGGACGCCTGGCGGAGATTGCGCGTGACTACCTGCACAAAGGCTCCAAGGTATACATCTGCGGGCACCTACGCACTTCCAGTTGGGAAGACGACACCCAAACCAAGCGCTACCGCACCAACATTGTTGTGGAGGAAGTTGTGCTGCTGGACAGCCACGCCGCTGGACAGTCCACGCCGCCTCCAGAAGTCTATGAGGCGGCGTTCTGATGGCACAGACGATCTGGACACGGGCTGCCACGGCGATCCTGGCGGCGCTGAATGCGGAGGGCTCGCCCGCCACGGCCTACCGCACCCGCTTTGAGGCTGTCGAGGCGTCGGAGACGGCTTTCAATCTCTTCGCGACTGACATCGATTGCAAATACGACGACTGCGCCAACGATTCGGTGAAGATCGATCAACCTCTCACCCTGCGCATTTATGTGGATGCTACCAATGAAGTTGACCTGGTCGCCGATCCGCTTGTGCTGTGGGCGTGGAAGCAAATCCGTCTCGATCCCACACTCGGCCAGCTTGTCAGTGATGTGTATATCGATAACATCAAAATCGGTTACATGGATAAGTCCGCATCTGACCAGATTTGCGTGGATATCACGGTTCGCGTTGAAGTGGAAGTAGATAGGAACGATCCGTCCATCAATAAGACATACCTGAGCTAACGCTCACAACAAAACGTATCTGGCCGCATAGGCCGGGAGGAAACACAAATGGCTTTGCTTGCACCTACCGTAACCGTTACACCTTCCCTGACCGCCATCAGCGCGTTGCAGGCCACGAATGTGACTATCGCCGTCACCGGAACGGGAGCCACGCCCACCGGCACGGTCGAGCTGACCAGCGGCGGCTATGCGTCTTCCGCCGCGGTGCTGGCTGCTGGCTCCGCCGTCATTGCTGTGCCCGGATCGTCTCTCGCCGTCGGCAGCAATACCCTCACGGCGGTCTACACGCCCGATGTTGCCAGTGATGCGGTTTACACCTCCGGCACCGGCTCCGCCACAGTCACCGTGACCGGCGTCTCCATTACGCCCTGCAAGCTCCAGGGGTACAAAGCCCAGGTCGGTTATGTCCCCGCCGCTGGCGGCGCCATGCAGATCCTCGCCGGCCTCAAAGATATTGACGGCGAGTTCACGGCGGATGAGTTGGACTCCACCGATCACGGCGGTGCGTGGAAAGGACGCATGTCCGGCTTGCTCGATTTCAGCGGTACCGCGACTGTCGATTACATTGCCGGGGATGCCGGGCAGGAAGGCTTTCTGAATGCGCTCTTGAACCGTACCGCGCTTTCGATCTATCTGTTCCCGTCGTATGGAGCGGGATCTGGCGTGGATAAGTACGTGGGCCAAGTGGTGATTCAGAGCTTCAAGTGGAGCGGCAAGATGAAGGACTTGCAGAGCGCGACAATCTCTCTCAAGAACGCCGCCAACACAGGCTTCACCGTTGCCGCTCAGTAAGTTCGATGTCCCCGGCGATGGGTCTATATCGCTGGGGTAGCTTTCCGGGGTCCCCAACGACGGGTCTATGTCGTTGGGGTGGTTTTCATGGGTCGCACAGATAAGTCTCGCGCTGTGCGTTTAGGGATGGGCTGGTCTCAGGGGTGAGGCTGGCCCACTTTTTTCAAGGAGAAAAACATGAGTGTTTTGATTTTCAAGAAACCAGTTTTGGTCGAGTTTGACCGCCGCCGCCAGGTTGTCTTTAACCTCAATACTGAAATTCTTATTCGCAACGCCGG